GTCGGCGTTGTAGGCGTCCACGACTTGCCATCCTCAATGACTAGCAAGCGTCGAGCGTTCGCCGGGCCTTCCTTCGTTTCCTTGATCTGCTTCATGAGCCGGTTGTACTGCTCTGTCTCTAGCTTCTCAGTAGCAAGCACACCGCTCGGCCACATGCCATTCTTCATCGCGTTGTAGTTGAAGTCAGTATAGGCGTTGCCAGTGTCCACGAGTTTAGCGTTCGCTCTCAGCACCGGCATCCCGAATAGATCATTCGACGGGCTGTAGTTCTTGAAGTGGACGATCTCTTCTTCATCGAATGGTACGGGTTTCTCGCCGGGTAGCGTGTAGAAGTAGACTAGCTTATCGCGATAGGCTTTAATCGACACCCTATCCGATCTCAGAGGATCTAGCCGGATGCTGTCGCCTACCTCGTTGATATACCAATAGCCATCGCCGGCCACGCACAGAAACAGCTCTATCCTGAACTTCAGTTCGTCCATTGAGATCTTAGGGTTAGGGTTGCCAAGCATCTTAGCCACTGGATGCGTATCAGATACGACATCCTTGGTAGATATGTCTTTGGCGTAGATAGGGATAGATACCTGAGCGTCTGCTCTAGCTGTGAACAACCGATACACGAGCCAGTGAGACTCGTAGCCCTCTAGCACTGCCTTCTTCGTATTCCAGTCCGTCCACTTCTCAACGCCATACTGGAGCGAAGACGTTGTCTTGATCTCTTGCGAGCGGGTTTCTGGAGCCAATAAATGAGCAAAGGCCACGCGGCCCCCATCGCTTGCCCAGTCTAGGACGATGTTCTTGAAGCGCCCCATATCTCACCCTCATTGAGCGAAGTCCGGTTATCTCGCTCGTTTGGTAAGAGTACCACTTGTTGGGCGTTGTTACAATAGATATGTGATCTATATAGATTTGGTAGACATAGCAAGTATGAACGCTCGTGTGATCGCTCTTGGCGCTGTGTCATCGTGAATAGCCTCAAGCACTCCAACGGTTACTCCGTCTTCATCGAATATCCACCCGCAAATTGACAAGCTATTACCATCAATCGTCATCATCTGCAACGTCGATATTCTTTGCATCATTGGCCCCATCAGCTCCCACGCGTCTGCGATATTGCTTGTGTAGTACGGCACTGAATCAACTGGCACGTCATAGTCTGGTTGCATCCAACACGGCTCTCCTCGATGATAGCCAGGCTTCCACCCCATCAATATAGCTGCGTTCACATCTAACTCATTATCCGTCATCGCCATCACTTCTTCTCTATTCACGACTACCTCCCAACTTCGGCGCGTCTCGAAACTTCTTGCTATTCCTGATCGTCTCAATCTGCGCGGCGTTGATCCCGTTCACCGCCAATGACTTATGACTCCCGCCACCGTGTGGCTGCTCTAGTTCCTTACGTCGCCATCGCTTGATAAACGCGGTTGTCTCTGAGCCTCGTGATGGCTGCTCAACGTCGAACGCCTTAACCATGTCGTCTAGTACGAGGATGTTGTCTCGTAGTATCGGCAATCCTACCTCCTCACCAATCAATCATTTCAGCGCGTCCGCCTGACTCTCCAAGCATAAGGTCGGTTGCTGCCCAGACCATCGCGTCGATGGCGTCATCGTGCTCTAGCTCATCCATCGGCGTTGTCATCTGATCCTCTAGCTCGTGGAACGATCCGTGATGATAGCCGCGTCCCTGCTCATACAGCGCTGCGATAGGCTCAGCCCTCAGCACCTTGCCTCTGGTAGCTCTCACTTCCCTGTAGCTTACACTATCGTTCACCTGGCGTATAGTAGATTCGATCATGTCGCCGCCGTTGTTCACCTCGCCGATTATCCTGTCAGCGTGCCACCGGAAGTAGGCGCTCACTGCCTTGTTAGCCCACTCCTTCGGCGAGTACTTCCCGCTGAGATCGTCTAGGACGTGGAACTGATTCCCCAGCTTACCCGCAACGATGATACCTGTCTGATCGGAGTTGTCCTTAGCCGTCACCGCTGGATCTATCGCTACCACTATCCGATCGTAATCGAACTTCTCTACCGAGCGTTTGATGTCGTCATACTTCCACAGTGCCCTATCGTCGTCATCCTGCCACATGCCGAGCATAAACCGCTCACGCTTGCGTTTAGAGAAGCCTTGAAGCACCTGCATGTATTCCGGCGAGATGTTCGCCTCGTTGTCTATCGGGTTCATCAACAGTGAAGCATACAGCTCAGGATTGGCAAGCGGCGTCTTGTCTACTGGGTTGATCTTCTCGATGAACTGTCTGTGCGTCCAGTGTGCCTTGTGAGGCGGATTCTCATCGTAGTATGCTCGGTTGACTAGGCCTGACTTCTCAGCTAGGCGTGATAGAGCTGTTTCGACTGATCCGTGCATGATGTCCGATGTCTCATTAAACAGTATGGTCGAGTATTCCGTTCCGAGAACTCTGTCTGCGCGTTCATCGTCGTCTAACCCACCGATCCAGATCTCTGAGCCGTTCGGGAATGTGAGGAAGTAATCGCTGTTGTTCCACTCGACTTCCATATCAGGTGCAGCCAGCTTGAACATCTTCGGCAGCGAGTCCTTCCAGATGGCACGCTTAGCGTGTGCGAAGTACCTACGAAGGATAAGATGCCGCGACTTCACCTTGCTTGCACGGTACATAAGCGAGTAGAGCAGGACAATGCTCTTGCCGCTACGCCCTCCACCGTAAAGCAGGATGTGCCTTGCGTCGCCCATGAGGATGTTGATGGCCTCTTGTTGCTTGGGCGTGTAGTCGAATGTGCTATGCTGTTCCATTCCACCTCAGTAATCCGTAAGCGTTGGCAACCGCACTTTCTTCAGACAGCATCCGCATCCTCATTTCTGCTACAAATCCTTGTGCGCCTTATCCAAGTACACGATATTGATTCCGCCTTCGTGTTTCACGTCGTGCTTGTCTTTCCACTTATCGCCAGCCACGTTCTTCAGATAGAACTGAATCGCTCTCACGTCTGGATGCTTGATCTTATCGTGTCCGTCTTCCTTGTACACGTATCCTTTGCAAAGCCTGAACAGCGCATCCTCTACGTCCTTGATGGGGTTCTCTTTACCTACGGTCACGGCCTGGCGAAACTCAGGGTGATCGTCCTTCCATCGGTACAGGGTTCGCACGTCGATCTCAAGCACACTAGCGATGTCTTCATCTATCATTCCAGCAGCGGCTAGTTTTGTCACTATGCCAGGATGGATCTTAGCGTCGTACTTCGTCGGGCGTCCGTTGGGATTACCTGTTGGTTTATTGGCCATCAAGTACCGCCTTCACACACTCAGCTATAGCCTGCATCATCTTCGGAGGTACTGAGTTGCCGATCCTCTCTACTATCTTGCCTGCGCCGCCAATCCACTTAAACGACTCAGGGAACGACTGTATCATTCCTGTCTCTACACTTGTCAGCTTCCGCGGAACCTTGTAGTGCCAATGGCTATGCCCTTTGATCTGCGTTGGCGCCGGTCTATCTGGACCTAACCGGCATGATTGGAATGATCCGACATACTTTACGGCCTTCCGTAATAATTGTGCGGGCTTACTCTTATGCCAAGCAGCGATTACCTGCTCACTATGATTGCCTTGGACTCCATCAGGTAAATGCCCTATCGCATCTCCAACGGTGATGATGGCTTGTCTCTTCGGCCACTCGATCTCTTGCCCTTCTCTCATGCCGATGAAGATAATTCGCTCTCGGCTCTGAGGCACACCGTAGTACATCGCATTCAGCTTCTTAACCTCTACGCGATAGCCAGTCGCCTTCAATCCTGCTAGGATCTCGTTGAACCGTCCGCGCATTCCACCCTTTGCCATGCCTGACACGTTCTCCATCACGAACGCACGCGGCTGCAATCCTTCAATCAATCGGATGAACTCCCATGCTAGATCGTTACGTGCGTCAGACACTTGCCGCTTACCAGCCGTTGAGAAGCCCTGACAAGGCGGTGAACCGTCTAAGACATCAAGAACGCCTTTCTCTATGTCACATCGTTCAAGGACGCTCTCAGCAGATACCTTGCGGATGTCAGCTTGCCACACGTCAACGCCTGGAAAGTTCAACTTGAACGTCTCGACGGCATGAGGCTCGAAGTCAATAGCCAGAAGCTCGCGGAATCCAGCCCACTTGTAACCGAGGCTTGAACCGCCACATCCTGCGAATGTTGAAACTACTGTCAGCTTACCACTCATATCCACACGACGGGCATTTGTTCTCTGTCTCTACGCCATCAGACAGATCTTGCCCATCCTCCTTCGGCTCCCATTCCTTGACGCCATCAAATCCCATCACGTCGAAGTCTATCTCACCAAGCAGCTCTCCCTTCAAGTCCTCAAGCACAACGTCGTCCCACTCGCCTAGCGTCGAGATCTGATTGTCTGCCAACGCCAGCGCCTTGCGCCGTGGATCGTCCGTCTTCAGATCAACGCGGCGAACAACCACAAGCTCGTCGCCGTTCGTCTCGATCTCGCGAACTGGTATGCCAAGCTCTTGTGCCTTGGTGTATACGGCGTTGCCCCCGATAATAATTCCATCTGCGTCTACGCAAATAGAACGCCCTGCGCCTAGATCAGTCAGCGACTTACCTACGGCGTCCATGTTGCGCTCAGGATGCGTCCGTGCGTTGCGCGGATCTAGTTCGTACTTCCTCGGTCTACCGCCTGCGTGCTTCTCAGTCATCAGTCACCTCTTCCCGTCCACTTCTTGAGCAACTGCCTCTCTATCTCTTCCTTCGTTCTTTCGCGCGGCGGCTTCTTAGAGCCTGCCTGTTTAGCTGCTGTGTCATTCATCCTCTACCTCCTCAGGCGGTCCGCCCCATACCCACTGCGTGCCATCCCACAAGCCGGACCAGTCGTTTGCAACGTACATTCCAGGCGCATCTGTTAATTCCGGCCACTTCTCAGTCATCAGCTATCACCTTGCACAGTATACAGCGAAACGGACGGAGGCCGCTGCTCAGGCGCTTGGTCAACCCAGCGACTAGCGGAATGAAGAGGTAAAAGGAGCCGAGTCTGAACTCGGAGAAAACCTCGCCAAGCTTGCGTGCGTATCTCACTACGCGTGCCGTCCATTTCATATTCTATCCCTTCATCACACCGAGCGGGCGCAGTTTCACGACCACTTCAACTAGGTCCGATTCCGCAGCTATCACTTCGTCGATGTTCTTGTACGCTCCAGGGGCTTCGCTGATGTCAGGCGTTCCCTTGCGTGTCTTACCCCAACCACCGAACACGATGCCTTCCATGTCGGCCTCGCACTCTTCTACCGTATGCGTCCGGTTGAACTCAGCCCGTCCGCTTGCCCTTCCAGCGCCGTGGCTGCAGCTCTCGAATGATTCTGGATTACCTAGCCCGCGCACGATATAGCTAGACGTTCCCATACTGCCGGGAATAATGCCAAGCTGGTCCTTCTTAGCCTGCGTTGCTCCCTTGCGATGTACCCACACGTTCTTTCCGTAGTGGTTCTCGATAGACGCAAAGTTGTGATGGATGTTGATCTCACGCATGAAGTCAGCGCCAGTCATCTCTCTGACTACGCTCTTGAATACCGTAAGCATTGCATCTCTATTAGCCTGGGCGAACGCGAGTGCAAACTTCATCGCGTCGATGTACTGCGCTGCCTCATGGCTACCGATCGGAAGGAACGAAAGCGAGTCCTCGCCATTCCCTGGAGGCAACTGCGAATGCCACATTGCGCATCTCTTCATAGCCGCCTGGTTGTATTCCTTGGCAATCTTGTACCCGAAGTTGCGACTGCCACTATGGAGCATGAGCCATATAAGGCCGTTATCTCCCATCTGAATCTCGATGAAGTGATTGCCGCCGCCAAGCGTCCCTAGCTGTCGCCTTGCAGATGCCAACTCTCTCTGAACAACTGGCAAGTCAGGGTCCTTATCAAATCCATTCCACGCTTGATCTTCCTTGTGGTGATTGAATCCTGTCGGGATCAAGTATGAAAGCTCCTCAAGAACGTCCTCGATAAGCCCAGCGTCCATTCCAGTAAGATTCGTTTCTACTGACGCCATTCCACATCCAATATCGACACCAACAGCATTGGGGATCACGGCATTCTCACACGCAATGACACCGCCAATTGGCATCCCATACCCTCGATGGCAATCAGGCATCAATGCTACGTGATGGAACATAACTGGATGGTTCGACAGGTTGATTGCCTGCTGCATAGCGCCGTCTTCTACATCTTCGCACCAACTCTTTATCGGTATACGCCCATCAGTGTTCACCCATTTCATTTCATGCCTCCTTACTCGATACATTATACCCGATCCGCCGTGCAGAACACAGTTTAGAACACCATCCACCGCACGAACGCGAGCATCCCCCACACGGCCAGCGATGCTAGGCTGATTGCTATCAGGACGCCGATAGTCCTGCGTGGGCCGGGGATCATGCCGTTGCCTCTGGATACTTCTTCATCAGCCGCCGCAGATTTGCCATGTCCTGCGCCTTTTCTCGGTTTATGCGCTCGGCATCTCGCTTTGCGTATATCTCGTCGGATTCTTCCTGACTGATTACTCCAGCCTTAATAAGCGATAGGTTGCTCGGCTCGTCCTCAAACTCTAACTTGACACCATCATCGTAATCGTGTTCAGGCGTTATGTGGATGAATTCGCCGCCGCCAAGGTTGAGAATAATCTCCCAACTCCTGATAACCGCGCCCTCGATTGTCTTCCCAGATATATCGTCGCCTAACTTAAACTGTCTCATTTCTTACCTCCTCGTGAGGGATGAAAATGGTTAGCCGGGCTCGGCATCATTGCCGCCATCGCAGACTTCTCAAGGCACGCCGTACAGTTCATGCGCCGCGGATGTATCTCCCAGCTATGGAACCGGACGTTGTGTTCTGCGCCGCACTTATCGCACACGTATCGGATGCGCTTCATTCGTCTCCAGGCCACTCGCCAGCGATCAATACACCGCCGCGCTTCTCATTGGCTATCTGGATGGCGTGTTCTTCGTCTCTTGCCCATACGTGGAACTCTGCGTAAGTCGGATTGCCGCCATATCCTTGCACCACATTTCTGTCTGCATACTCGCCGCTACACTCATACACCTGTCTCAAATTCGTCCACTCATTTAATGGAACATTGCCTTCTCTGTCCATCGCAACGCAGAATGCTTTCATACCAGCAGGGCGCTGCTTCAACTTCGAGTCTAAATCATACTCCTCGATGCGTTCATTGGCGTTGAAGTATTTAGCAGCATCTTTCGCTTTCTTGTATGTAGAGAACGCGCCGATAATCGTGTAGTCTTCGTAATCGCCATCACTTATCAGATAGACTTTCATTCGGCATCCACCTTCGTCAGCCCATCGTAGCCCTGATTCGCTATCTCACGATCTATCCGTTCACGCGCCCACAGCAGTATGTCCATGTTGTACGATCCATTCTCAGACGCGCCGCTGAACTCAAAGCTGTTGGCCATCACGCCGTCCTCAGTAACAGATACGCATCCAGTCTTCGTAATCATCACGCCTCCCATACCTGGCCGTCGTTCTGCGTAGGACTACTCCCCGCGCACCATTCGCACCACTCCTGATGGATAGCCATCGGCACATACGGCACGTCTAGCACTAGCGTACCGGCGAGGCCTTCGTTAAGCAGGAACCGTTTCGTCTCGAACATGATTAGCCCCTTCTCAGCTAACGCGGCCAGCGTCCTCGGATTGTGTGCGCCCATCCGCCCTGTCGCTATCTCGCTGAAGCACTCGCGCTGTCGCCCTCTAAGCCCTCGGAAGCGTTTCATCGTTCACCACATCGTTCACCCATCCGCCTCAAGTTGCCCATCACCATGAACGCACTGATCGCGCACGCTGGCACAGTTATCACTAGCCACAACGTTGCCCAGCACCATACAGTGACGAACAGATAGCCAGCGAATTGAACGCCCCAGAATGCCGCCCACCGCCCCGCGTGCATCTTTCTGCTGATCCATATATCTAGTCGCCTAAACATCATGCCTCCTTTAGCTGCCGTATACGCGCATCAGTCTCAGCAATGTTATCGCGGCACTTAATCTTTTCATGAACCAGCTTGGTCTCTAGCCATTCCTTCTCTGAGTAGAATGTATTAAGAATCTTGTCACAGTCTTCACACACCTCAACGTATTCACGATACACATCAAACCTCACGTTCTTGTGAGGGCATTCGAGTTGCTTCACACGAATCTCTAGCTCTCTCAATTTCAGCATTGTCTTCTTCTTCATCATGCCTCCTTTGGAACGAAGTGAATGAACGGTTCTTCGCTGCCGTCTGGCCGCATCAGATGTCCGTTCTCGGCTCGGATGCCGTATACGGTTTTCGCCAGCTTGTACAGGCGATCTCCGATAACCATCTCGTCGCGGAGCTCTGCCTCGTATGCCGTCCGATAGTACACCTCAGGCCGCGACCCTATCCGGTTGACTGTTCCTCGGATCTTGACGTAGAAGTATTCTCGCTTCGATCCATGCCCAGATTCCTTCAACGTCCGTCGGTAGTCTGAGACAGTCATACCGTCAGGCCACTCGACGCCATTATCCAGGCTCTTAGCCCACAGTGAAGCCGCGCCAATCAGCCGCCGCGTGTCTAGTCCTTTCGACGCAAGGCACTCTCTCAGCGTCCGCGCGTCCGGATCCGTAGCAGCCACCACCTGGCCCAAGCGATAGACACGTTCGGCGATAGTTGAGTCCAGCATAGCGAACGATGATAGCTGAGTGAGGATGGCTTGACCTTCTTCAGCGTCGTGGCGCAGATAAAACCACAGCTTAGACGTATCAACCTTGCCTACGCCATGCCCAAGAACATCCTGATTGTCAATCACACTAAGAACTCCATTGGCTCTATCCCACTCAGCTATCACAAGCTGGCCAGTCTCGACCATAACGTGTACATGCGTGTGAAGCGTTATGCAATTTTCAACTACATCTTTTTCATCACTACCACCAACACCAAGCGGGCGAACATGATGCACTTCAAGCTGTCTCCTGCCTTCCTCAGACCTGCCGTCAAAACCACTAATGGCACACCGATAGCCGTCTAGCCTCAACGCCTCTTCGCGTACTGCGTTACTCCGTGACATTCTCATCCTCTAGTGCGATCCAGAATCGTAGCGCCTTCTTCATCAGTCCGTTCTTGTTCGATTGCTGCTTGATGTATTCGATAATGTCTGCGTCTGTTTCTGCGTTGAGTTGTAGCGTAAACCTCGCGTATGTCGTAGCCATTACGCCACCTCCTCGCGTTCGATGTCAACCGAAATGCGGCCCTGATAGTCTCCGTGTCGCCCAGTTGCTTTCTGAGCAACCTTCACGGCTAAATCATCATTCTGAGAGAATGCCAGCCCGTTAATATGGTTGACGTGAATCTCAAGCCATGCCCGCGCAGTACCTCTTCCGTGCCCTACTTTTACAGCAGCTTTATCGAATCCTGCATCTATGAGCGCCAGCTTTACTGCTTTCGTTTCTTCTCTCGCTGCAATCATCGTTGTTGCCTCCTTGGCTACATCACAACTATACCACACATGACACGATACGTCAAGGGGCGCACCGGAACCCGCCGAGCTTCTGCGCGTACTGCTTTACTCCTTGACATCCTACCTCCGTCTTGTCCATAGGATATTTGCCAACGACGCTACCACGCACGCTATGCCGCCAATAATCCTCCCGTCGCTGAATGCGACAAGAGCTCCGAGCGCAGCAAATCCTGCTGCGAACATGTTCCACTTGTCCATTGAACTCACCTCAATATCCCGTCAGTGTCTTCTCGTTGCATAGCAGGTTGTCTAAGCGCCCTGAGGTACTTCCCATTCGACTTACGAAACACCCGAGTATCAATCACGCCCTCCACATCCCTGCGGCCATACGCAGCGCATACGCGAGCCAAGATAGCTTTATCGTGCGGCCATCGTCTCAATCCGTCAGCCCACGCGACGATCTTACGAGCGTTATCAGCCTTGCTGTGATGCCGTTCTCGCTTCACAGATAGATGCTTGCCGGCGTAGGCGTCAACGTCTGACTTCAGGAACGTGATACGTATCCCGCCATCGGCACGCGACTCTCGCCTAGTGTCTGCCTTCGCTTTTCTCATCAGCTTTCTAGCGTGAGTGAGCGAGCAGTTAAGTATCCTCGCTGTCTCGGCTGTGCCTATGCGTTCATTCATCCGTCCGCCTCATCAAACAGCTCTAGCGCATCGTTGTATTGTTTCACCATATCGCTAGGCGTCATATCATCGTCGCCTTTCCACACAATCATCAACGCCTCACGAATCGGCCTCAGCTTCTCAGCGATGATAGGCTCAATATCATACGAGCTTGCCGACTTGCCTAGCTCCGCTTCGTAACTAGCTACCGCGTACGCTATCTCTCGAGCTAACTTCATGACGCCTCCTTGTACATATACTTGGCCTTCTCTTCATCAGACAACTGTGAGAATCTATCCCACATCATCCAGAATCCGAACGGCATACTAGTTCGTGGCCCCATGTCCGATCTGCGAAGCGGCGTTGGGCCACAGTAGCCATGGACCTCGAACAGGAAGCCGTCGTACACGTAGATCGGATGGAAGCAGACGAAGCCATCAGGTACGCCTTCACTCTTCAATCGTAGACACGTCATCACGCCTCCTTACTGCGGAACTGTAACTCCAGTCTGGCCTTGATAGATGCCGCCGCTCTCTTTCTCCGTATACGTTCTGTCTGGCCTGTCACCTCGGAAGAATACCACCTGCGCGATTCCTTTCCCAACGTGTAGACGAATCGGATTAGGACTGACGTTCGCCAGCTCTAGCGTGAGGATCCCTTTCCAGCCTGGTTCAAGCGGAGTTACGTTCACCAACAGCCCGCAGCGAGCATAAGACGACTTGCCCCAGCACACGCCACAGACATCGTTAGGAATGTTGAACGTCTCTACGGACTCAGTGAGCACGTGATGCCCTGGATGCAGGATGAACTCGTCATCGCGGTTGAGAACATGGCAGAGATTCTTATCGTAGTCGATAGGATCGGCGATAATGTCGATGCGTGATGCTAGCAAGAATTTCTTTCCTAGCCGAATATCGTATCCGAAGGAGCCTAATCCGTAGGATGGCTTGCCTTTCTGCTCAGGAATGAACGGGTACAGCATTGACGACTCTGCGAACATACACATGCCGCGTATCTGCCTATCGTTGAGAATCATTCTGCCATCGCCAGGATGAACGCGCGGGTGATGGCGCGTGCTGTTGTCTGCGCACTCGTTTCTCCTTCCTTCGGCCATTCGGTAATAAGATGCTGCCATTTCCATTCCTGCTCTGACGGTCCTCCGAGTTCACCAATCGACATGCCATAACCAATTCCGTGACGCCATTTGGCTGTCTCTCCACGACTAACTGGAATACGGACGATGTGAATGGCCCCGTAATATCTATCTGAAAGAGGAATTCGTTCCCACAATTCCCACGCCGCCGCTATGTCGTTAGGGTAGTCTGGGACGACATCCCACATATTCTCGCCGTCTCCAACTAGCCAACCAATAGCATCCTTGTCGGCATTAGGCCCACTATCTTGTTTAGCACACACGGTGTGAAATGTTATTCCCTCACTAAGCAGATTATTAACCTCGCGACAAGCAACGTCTTCCCACCCCATCAACTCAGCAGCCTTGATCCGAAGCTCCTCGTCCGTCATCGCCATCAATTCTTCTCTATTCATTCCGCCTCCTGAAGGAACTCTGGATGTTTGCATTGGGCAAGCACATCGTCACAGAACTGATGCCACTCTATCAACTCGTGAGTCCTCCTCTGCCTGATGATTCTCTGCAGCGCCATGTAGTTCGTGCATACTATCCGACGCTGCAGGAAGGACTCAGGTAGCATTGCCTTCACCGTCGCCGTATCCTTGTTCGCCACGTATACGTTTATCTTGTCCAGATAGGCTGACGGTA